TTAAAATTAACAAAGTAATATGAAATTAGAAAATATAATAAAATTAAAGTTAAATAACTTTGAGATTAAATTACCAAAGAAATTAGAAATTGAACCAAACCCTTGTTGGGAAGGTTATGAACCAATTGGTTTAAAAGATGATGGTTCACCAAATTGTGTTCCAATCAAAGAAGAACAATCAAAAATAAAGAAGGAAGGATTCCCAATTCCATCACCTGAATCAGATGAGGAAGAAGACAAGTATATAAGTCGTTGTATTAGTGATATAAGTAACGAATATGACACGGACCAAGCGTATGCGATATGTAAGTCCAAATGGGACGAGAAGTAGTCTTAAAATCAATTTAAATAACAAAAAACCCTGAGGACAGAATCTTCAGGGTTTTTATCTTTTTACAAAATCTCACTTCTATTAAAAAGAACGTGGGGTTCGTCAGAGATGGCAATCAATAGAATATACAGAATATAAAAGACTCCCCCCACATTTATAATTATACAAAAAATAATTTAAAAATCAAAATGTTTTATAAAAAAAAAGGGAACCAACACCAGGTCCCCAATTTTCACTTTACGTAACAAAAAAAACATTTATGGTGTTTCTTCAAACTTATTTTGAATATGTTCATCTATTTTAGATATTCTTTCACCTACTTCTTTACTGTAACCATTTTGACAATAGTCTACAATTACGTTGGTAATACCTAAAATTTCCTTAAGAGTTAGTGGTGTACCGATTGTTCTTTGATAATCTTGTACGAATTTAAGAGAGGATTGTCTAACAATGCTGTCTTGAGTTGTGTTGTTGTTTGCCATTTGTATATCTGTTTTGTTTATACAAATCTACATAAATTATTTGAAATAAAAAAATATTTGACAAAAATTTTATCTTTTGAAAAAAATATGTATATTTACAATATATAAGTCCTGCTTCACAATACGGACATTAAAGATTTTAAGGGTTGTCAAAGAAAACTGAAGTGAAGCACAGTGAGTATTTGATGACCCTTTTTTATTAGATATGAAAAATAAAACAGAAGAACAATTCTTAATGGTACCATATACCATTTTGCAGAACAAAGAATTGAAGGATAGTGATAAGATGACACTTGCACTAATCTATTCATTTCACAATAATAACAAAGAGGTATATATATCCAATAGTAAATTGGGTTATATGTTGGGAGTAAGTAGAACCACCGCAAGTGAACGAATTACCAAATTGGAAACATTAGGTTATATTAAATGTGAAAGAGTAATGGTAAATGGTAAAGAAAGAAGAACTATCGTTCCATTGAAGATGGTCGGTGAACCGAATAGGTTAGTCGGTACTCCGAACCCATTAGTCGGTAAACCGAACGGTATTAGTCGGTACTCCGACACTTCATTAGTCGGTGGAGTTGGCAGTATTATATACCCTATATTAAATAATGAATTAAATAAATTACCACATAAGGAATTAGATAAGGAAATACCTGATAAACCTTTTGATGAATTAACACCAGAACAAAGAAATGAATTATTAAAATTTGAATATCAACAAAAACAAGAACTAAAACAATTAAATAAAAACTAGTATGGAAAATTTAACTAAATGTGGCCAGTGGTATTTTAGAACTGGTGAAGTATCTTTGAAAGATTATTATAAATTAATCCCAACCGACAGGAGGAAGCACATTGAATTTATATTAACTTTAGAACAATCTCAACGAAGCACTGTTGATAATATCATCTTGCTAGTATCTAGAACTAAAGAAGAAAAACAAAATTCAAAGTTTTTAGAACTTTGATAAAAGCCATAATATTTATAAGTATGGCAGTAAATAGAGAAAAGATATTATCCAACTTAAAAGAAGCAGATTTGTTCCAGTTATTGCAAAAGTACTGGACAGATATTGTTGATAATAATTTAACCAATCCAAATTCAATAATAGACTGGTACGTGCCCACTACTAATACTTGGATAGAAGGTAAGTGCAGACCAAAACATTGGGATGCTTTATTAATTGAAAGAAGTAAGTGGAATGCTTTAATGCAAAAAGAGAATGCATATTACATTAACTCAACCCCAAAGGGAATATTTGTATTTGATATTAAGCAATTAGAAGAACCAATATGGGATTATAATAAAATGGCTAAGTCAACTTACTTTGAAGGTTCAGGTACCAAAATAGAAAAGGATAGTGGATACTACCCAATCAGTAAAGCATCCTTCCAATTAGACCAGATATTGATTAATTGATTTTTTTTAGTTATATTTATATATAACAGTTAGTGAAATACTTGTTTATCCCAGCACTAGGTTAGCTTCCATTTTCCTACGATGCTGGGATTTTTGGTTAAAACGCAGATATTTATAATGAAGATATGTACAAAATGTAAAATTGATAAAGAAGATAAAGAATTTCAAACGTATTGGCACTCAACGCAGCAGAAATTTAGAATCAGAAAAGAATGTACATTATGTCATAATACTCAACATAACGAAAGAAGACGTTTAAAACGATTAGAATCCAAATTGATACAAGTATCCATTAGACCAGAGATAATTCAACCAGTAGTCCAAGAATCACAACCAGACCTATCCAATGATAAGAACTATAAACAATGTAGAACTTGTCAGGAATGGAAATTAAAATCAGAATATTATTATTATCAAAGTTCAAAGAAAACTTATTTGGATTGCAGACCTTGTGTTAATAAAAAAGAAGTTGAGAGGTCAAAAAAAGATAGGTTAAAAGAACTAGAAGAAAATGGTGGTAGTTTGTACCGCAAAGAAAACCCTGGCGAATGGGTTGATGAATATCAAAAGGAAGCAACATACAATATTCTCAAAGCAATTGGATGGAAACTCAACGAAGAGAATGGAATTTGGTGGAAGGATGGGATAAAGACCAGCGACGGAGTATTTATTAATATCAAAACTAAACCAACTAAAGAATCATTTGAAGATTATCCATTTTTGATGTGGCGTAATCCTCAAAAAAAGGAAATTTTTAATAAAGCAGTTGCTTTAAGAATTAAAGGTAAAACATATAAATATATTGCGGATGAATTGGGTTTGTCTGATACAACAATTTATAAATGGTTAAACTATGAAAAAAATTAAATTAAGTGAAATTGAAATACCTGCGGACTACTTTGAATTAAATGATGAGGAGAAGGAAGCTGTATGTATTGGAATTTTAAACTTTATGTTGGAAATATTAGATAAACAATTAAATCCAGAGGTTAATAGAATGTTTGCACTTGGGTTATTAATTGAATCTTCAATAATAACAAATCAAGAAGAAGAACTATATGAAATATGTGGAGTCTTGACGGATGTAAAAAAACTAATAGATGGATAAAAGAATTGATTGTTTCATCACGAGAAACTATTACTTATTGTTAGCAATAGCAAAGAAAATAACTAAGAAGGATGAAGAAACATCAAGGGAATTACTCCACGAAGTATTTCTACAATTATATCAAAGGGATGTTATAAAGTTAAAAGACTACGGTGATGATAGTATAAAGTATTATATCACTTCAATTATGAGGGTTAATTATTATTCTCAAACGTCACCATACTATTATAGAATCAGAAAGGAACGTTGTCTATATTCAGATTTAACTGAAGCAATGAATATGAGCGAGGAACAAGAACTATTTGAAACGGAGGAACTATATCAATTATTGGAGGAGAACTATGCTGAATTAAATTGGTTCCACAAATCATTATTGGATATGTACCTAACTCTCAACTCATTGAAGGCAGTATCTAAGAAGACAACTATTCCCTTAACATCAATTTCTCGTTATATTAGGGAAGGCAAGGATACAATTAGAACAAATATTATTAATAAATTAAACAAATAGATATGGATAGATTAGTAAAAGGAACAATCACAAGTGAATCACCAGACATACATTGGGGATTTTTAAATGTAGAAGGTAAATCGGTATTAGATTTAGGATGTGGAATAAACTCAGAATTTACACCAACACCTTGGCATTTCTTGCAGAATATGAAAGCAAAGAATGTTGTGGGTATTGATAGTGATAAACAATCATATGACTGGTTCAAACAGAATTACGTTGTAAAGAACTTCCTACCCATTATGGATATGGTAGATAGGATTGAGAAGTTTGAACTATACCTTGGGTATTATAAACCTGAGGTAGTTAAGATGGACATTGAGGGTAGTGAGATACTCATCAACGCATTAGATGTATCTTATTTAGAATCAGTTCAACAGATTGGTATTGAGTACCATAATTTATCTTGTCTAATATCTTGTGAGAACAAACTAACCGAAGCAGGTTTCAAGTTGGAGTATTATAACTTTGATCATTTGGATATTGATTATCAAGGTGTTCTGCACGGGTACCGTCCATTTGAACCATTAAAGTTAAATAAGGTTTAAGATGGGATGCAATTGTAAAAAGAAACCAGAGATAGTATTGCCTGTGGTAACACCAACAATACTAGAACCAATAAGTGGACAAACTCGGAACTAAAACATAGACAAACACGGAAGTATGGAAAGATTAGAGAAACTAAAACTAAACTCAATTGAAAATCCTGGTAAAAAGAAAAAAGGATGTACAGACTGTAAGAAGAAAAAAGAAATAAATGAACCACTACCAACAGTTGATTACGAAGCAATATGGATACCAACCAAAGAAGATATTAAACTTGCATATGCAGAATTAACATCATTTGGTGGCGTAAAGGAAGATAAAAAGATATTTATCAATAAGGTGTATAACTTTTTATTCGGTGAAGACTTTAACTTCAACTGTAAAGGTTGTGGAAGAGGTAGAGTAAGAAAGTTTACAAACTATGTAAATTCAATATAATATGGCTAAAGAAAATAAAGTAAACGAATTAGAGTACGAGGAAAGAATGAATCGTGCATTTGAACTTATGTTATATGAGAAAAAATCATATGATGAGTTTAAGAATCAATTCTCAAAGGAAATGGGTATAACAGTAAGGATGGCAGAAAACTACTGGAAGGACGTTAGGAACCGTTTAAAGGAACGTTACGCACAGAACCAAGAGGAAATACTATCCGAACAATTAAATCGTCTGTATGACCTTTTAAATCGTTGTAGACTATCAGGTAACCGTAGGGTTGAATCTGAAGTTCTAAGAGATATAACAAAGATATTAGGAATGGAATCACCAAAGAAGATAGATTTAACTTCAGGAGGAGAACCCATATCAATTAATATTAATATAACAGAAGATTAAAAAAATTTACTAAGAATGTTAGTAATGTTTCGTTTTTGACTATGGGAATAGAATTTATAATACCAACTTACGCAAGAGTAAACCATTTAATAACCATCGTTGGTTCATTGATGGCACAATCAAATCCAAATTGGAAAGCACACATCGTTGCTGATTGTCCACCTGATGAGATACAAGATGCAATGAAAACCATTGTGGAGTTTTTTAATGATGACAGGATTAAACTTACCATCCTACCTGAGAGATATAATGATTGGGGACATACACCAAGACAATACGGATTAAATAATGCAACAGAGGAATGGGTGGTAATGACTGGTGAGGATAACTACTATGTCCCTGAGTTTGTGGACCTAATGTTAAAAGAAAGTACCAACCAACATTTTGTCTATTGTGACTTACTTCATAATTGGATTAACAAAGAGTATATCCCAATCAAATCAAAATTAGAATTGGGTAAGATAGATATAGGAAGTTTTATGTGTAAGACTAATATGGCAAACAAAATAAAACTAAAGAAAGAACACGAATGGGCTGACTGGTATTTCATTGAGGACTTTCAAAAGAAGTTTAAATACGCAAACATAAAAAAGGTAAACAGAATATTATATGTCCACAATTAAAGTAGCGTTAGTAGTTGTTGCAAAGAGGGAGGACTATTACTTAGAAGAATGGTTAGACTACAATTACAAATTAGGGTTTGATAAGATTATTATGTATCAAAACGATTGGAGAACAGATATTGAAAGACCTTTCTTAGAGAAGAGAGAATGGGATGGTAAAGCAGTTCAGTTACAAGTATATAATTCATTCCTACATACAAATACAGAATATGATTGGGTTGCATTTAATGATTGTGATGAGTTTATTATATTAAAGAAACACAATAATATTAAAGAGTTTATTAATGACTATAAAGATAAGACAGATGTGATTGGATTAGTTTGGGTGATGTATGGTTCGTGTGGAATATTGAATAGAACTTCTAACTCACTACTTAAAACTTTCACAAAAAGAAACAATAATACAGACGGTCACATTAAAGTGATTGTTAATTGTAAATCTAATAACAAAATGGTATTACCACACAACACTGATAATTTATCAATGGATACAAATGGTCACAGATTTAATGGTCCATTCAATCCAAATGGTCCTATGGATGTTGCGTATATAAATCATTACCACAGTAAAACAAAAGAAGATTGGATGAATAGATGTAAAAGAGGAAGATCAGATTGTAACAGTAAAAACGACCCTGATAAATGGGATCGTGATATAAATAACGATATTGACATAATTGATATGTCAGCTTATAATTTTATGTATTTAAATTAATAATAATATGAGTAGAAAATTAAATATATCAATCAATCAAAAGTTTAATAAACTTACATACTTGGAAGAAGATGAACCAAGATACCAAGGTTTTACAAAAATAAGGATGGGAGTTTTTGAATGTGAGTGTGGTAAAGTTAAAACAATAATGATTGGTCACGTTATGCATAACAAAACAAAATCGTGTGGATGTTTATACTCCCAACCAAAACCGTGGAAAACTAAGAATAGACCAACAGGATTAAAATATAAAAAATATGTCAGCAAATAGAAGGTACAAAAGACAACAAGAAAGATTAAGAGAAAAGATTCATAAGGAATTTATTGAAAGGACCAAGAATATGACTGAGGATCAAATAAAGACTTATGTTGATAGGATGGTGAATAAGTATGCATACCTTAATCAGGTTGCAGTTGTTGAGGATGGTGTAGGTCCTAAAGTAGAAGACCTATTTGATAAAAGAGAAGACTAATATGGAAGTAAACATTAATCTAACAAAGAAACAATCCCAAGCGTGGAAACTCCTAATGGATAATATAACTAACGAAGTATTATACGGAGGTTCAGCTGGCGCGGGAAAGTCTTGGTTAGGTTGTTTATGGATTACCACATTATGTTTAAAATATCAAGGGATTAGATGTTTAATAGGAAGAACAGTATTACAACAATTAAAACTAACAACTCTTAATACTTTATTTGAGACCCTACAATCAATGGGATTAAAATCAGGGGAACATTATGTATATAACGGACAAAGTAATGTTATAACGTTCACAAATAAGTCTGAGATAGTATTAAAGGATTTAGCATACCAACCATCAGACCCTAACTTTGATTCATTGGGAGGTTTGGAACTTACAGCAGTCTTTGTAGATGAAGCAGCACAGATTAGTCAATTGGCTTATAATATACTAAAGTCTCGTATGAGATTTAAACTAACAGAGTATAATCTACAACCAAAGATATTGATGACTTGTAACCCTGGTCAAGTATGGTTAAAGAAAGTGTTCTATCTTCCATATATACAGGATACGTTGGAATCAAACAAAGCGTTTGTACCAGCACTACCACTTGACAATCCACACTTACCACCATCTTATATTGAGATGTTAAAGTCATTACCACCAGCACAGAAACGAAGACTACTTGAAGGTGATTGGAACTATATGGATGAATCAGATAATCTATTTGACTTTGATAGTATATCCAATAGTGTTTTCTCAAGTGTTCCACAAGGAACCGATAAGAAGTATATCTCCGTGGACGTAGCAAGGTTTGGTTCAGACAGGTCCGTGGCGGTGGTTTGGAATGGACTGGTTGTATTAGAAGTTCTTATCTATACCAAACTATCAACCACAGAATTATCGTCCGAAATAAGGGAACTTATTTCAAAGTATGGTGTACACCCAAATAATGTAATTGTGGATAGTGATGGCGTTGGAGGTGGAGTTGCAGACCAAATTAGAGGTACAAACTTTGTCAACAACTCAAGACCATTACACGAACAGAACTTCAGTAATTTAAAGTCCCAATGTTATATTAAACTATCTGAATTGTTTAAGGAAGGAAAGATAAGTCTAAACATTATGGACCCTGCAACAATAGATGAATTAACACAGGAACTATTAGCAGTTAAGCTAAAGGATGTGGATAAAGATAATAAGGTACAAGTTCAATCAAAAGATGATATGAAGAAGATATTGGGTAAATCACCCGATTTATCTGATGCACTAATGATGAGGATGTATTTTGAAATAAAGAATTTAAAATCGACTGGCCGATATGCCATTGCATTTGTATGATAAAATTTAAGATAGAAGGTGAACCATATGTAATTGATGACTTTATGTCAATTGAGAATTATGTTAAGATTTATAAGATTAAGGATTTGTTCTCAGAGGATTACTTTGCATCAAAGTTAATTAGTATTGTATCGGGAGCACCACAAAAGGATTTACTTGAGGGTGGATATGAGGAAATTAATTATTTGGCTTACCGTATAATGCAATCATTACCCACAACAGAAACAACCAAATTTGTGGATAGATTTGAATTGGATGGAGTACAATATGGATTCTTTCCAAATTGGAGGGATTTAACCTTTGCTGAATTTATTGACTTGGATACCATCTCAACAAAGAAGGAAGATGAATTATTGGATTTATTACACATACTTGCAGCAATTATGTATAGACCAATAGTGGAAGAGATAAGTGAACATAACTTTAAGATAGAAGAATATGATATACCCAAGATGAAAGAACGATCCGAATTGTTTAAAAAACGATTAGATGTAAGGTACGTGATTGGCGCACAGTTTTTTTTTATCAAATTCGCAAAGACATTCTCCAACTTTACCCTACCATCTTCGACCTTGAAGCTATCGAAATGGGAAACAATCAAGATGATATGGATAATGTGGAGGATGATTTACAAGATTCCTTCCAAAAGTCGTTCGGCTGGTTTTTGGTCGTCAACAAAATTGCTGACAATGATTTTACAAAACACGAGTACATCTATAAAAAAAACATAATGGAATCACTTAATCAATTGAGTTATTTAATATCATTTGACCAAGAACAAATAAGGTTACAAAAGAAAATGGAAGGAAAGATATAATTCGTATAACGATTAACATTATTTTATATTTAAAGATAGGATGAACACAAGCTCTATAAATTACAAACAGATACTAGCGGATTTAAGTTCTATAGCTTATAATCACCCACAAATTAAATCTTTTGGTTTTGGTGACTTGGCGCAGTGTACAAATGATATTGTAACCAAACAAGAACCAAAATATACAAGAATGTATGTGGTTCCTGGTAATGTTCAATTAAATGAAAACCGTCTTCATTATCGTTTTTCCATTATTATTATGGATAGAGTTGATGATGACCAATCCAATCAGACAGAAGTAATGTCTGATACTTTGAGAACAGTTATGGATGTTTGGACAATTCTTTTACAATCATTTACAGCAGAACAAGGTAATTTTAGTTGGGATTTAGTAGTAGACGAAGATCCTGATATATTTCCATTCTTAGAAAGATTTGAAACAATCTTGGGTGGATGGACATTAAACTTATCATTTCAAGTTGCATTTGATTATAACAGTTGTACACCACCAGTATTGAATAACTTTCAATTCCCTGAGGACCAACAATATAATAGTTACAAATATGTATTAGATGAGTTTGAAAGATTTGCAGACTTACACTTACAAGTAAACTCATATGGATTTGGGGATGTAGAACAATTAACAAACGATATAATAACTAAAAAGGAACCAAAATATCCACGTATGTATGTTCTTCCCGATAGTACTCACGTAAAATCAGGTCAAATACATTTAGGATGGAAAGTGTTCTTTGTAGATAAATTAAACAATGACTTATCAAATCAACAAGATGTACTATCTGACCAATTAGAAATAGTAAAAGACTTTTTTGCTAAACTATATCTTTCAGATTTTGAATCAGGTTGGGATGCAATAGTTAGTCCATATTATGAGAAAACAGAAACTGTCCTTTCAGGATGGTTGTTAGATTTTCACTTTATTCAGAAATATGATTATAACAGATGTGTATTACCTGAATATTCATTTATTAGAGGATTAACTTGGGAAGAAGTTGCTGAATTATGGAAGAACGTAAACACCGATTGGTCTAAAACTTAAACACACAAATATATAAATATATATGGGACAATTAACGAATTTATATGTAAGTCAATCCTATCAGGGATTAATCAAACTTGCTAATTCAACCACAGGAGTTACTGGAACACTACAGTACACTCAAGATGGTTTAGGAAATAACCTACCTCTCCAAATATCAACATCATCTGTTAATATCACTGGATCGTTTACAGTAAACGGGTTACCAATTAACGCTGTTGATAGTAGTTCATTAGTAACTAGTGCATCATTCAATGCATTTACAGCATCCATTGATGCACGTGTAGATGCGTTGGAAATTGAAACAGGTTCATTACAAAATCAAATCAATCAGAAGTTAGATACAGGTTCTTTTAATTCTTATACTGCATCAATGGATGCAAGAACAGGTAGTTATGCAACTACAGGTTCAAATGTATTTCAAGGTAACCAAACAATATCAGGAAGTTTAATTGTTACAGGTTCAATCACAGCATTGTCAGCATCAATTACTTACTTACAAACAGTATATCAAACATCATCAATTATATTCTCAAGTGGTTCAAACATATTGGGAGATGAAGCAGGTGACACACAAACATTAAATGGTGTAGTTAATATCCCATTGGGTAACTTAAATGTAACAGGTGCAACAACATCATCATTAGGTTTCTTTGGTAACTTACAAGGTACCGCATCATTTGCAAGTAATGCTAACTCAGCATCGTTTGCACAAACAGCTATTAGTTCAAGTCAATCACAGAATGCAGTATCTGCATCCCAAGCAACTAATTCAAATACAGCATCATATGTATTACAAGCGGTATCTGCATCATATGCAAACAATGCAACATCTGCTTCATTCTCACAAAATACAATAAGTGGTTCATTCAGTAACTTTGCTGTAAGTAGTTCATATGCACAAACGGCATCATTTGCATCAAATGGTGGTGTAACACAAATATTAGCAGGACCAAATATTATAGTATCACCATTAAGTGGTCAAGGACAAGTTACAATTTCTTCAACAGGAACAGGTACAGGTAGTTTTAATACTGCAACAGGTTCGTATGGTAGTTTCTATGATACTACAAACCAATTAAATCCTGTAGCAAATACTCCTAACTCAATGTCATTTAATGAAACAGCAATCACAAATGGTGTTTCAATAAGTGGTAGTTTAAGTCCATTCAACACATATATTAAAACACAAAATGCTGGTGTATATAATATTCAATTCTCAGCACAATTAGATAAGACAGATAGTGGTACGGATAGTGTTGATATATGGATTAGAAAAAATGGTATTGACCTTTTAGATACAGCAACAACAGTAACATTAACGGGTAATAATGATAAATCAGTTGCATCTTGGAACTGGTTTGTTCAATCGGCAACCAATGATTATTATCAACTTATATGGGCATCAGCTGATACTGATATGAGATTATTAGCAGAAGTATCATCAAGTGTACATCCTGGCGTTCCTTCAGTTATATTAACAGCAAATAGAGTTGACCAATTCTTAAGTAACACAGGTTCATTTAATGGTGACTTTAATGGTTCATTTACAGGGTCATTACAAGGTACTGCGTCATTTGCAAGCAATGCATTATCTGCATCATATGCACCCGATAATAGTAATAGAAATGGTTTAATTACCACAGGTTCAATAGGAGGAACACAACAAATTACAGGAAGTTTAGGTATATCAGGAACAACTTATCTATACGGTACAACATATTTGGATGGTGTAAACTATTTTAATAAAGGAAATTACTTTATTACAGAACCAGCACCAGCAAATCCATCATTTATTGGTATGGTGTCAGGTTCAATCATAAGATTTTATGGACCAGCAAATGATGATAATAGTTGGATTAGTACTGCAGTAAATGGTGCTGGTGATTATGTTATTGTAAACTCAAACGCTAATACACATATTGCAGATTTTAATACATCTTCAATTAATTTCTTTGCACCTGTAACATCTTCAGTAGGATTTAATGGTAACTTACAAGGTACAGCATCATTTGCAAGTAATTTTAATAGAACAGGTTTAATCACCACAGGTTCAATATCATCAATACAAGCAATTACTGGTAGTGTAATATTAAGTGGTTCAGCGGGTGTTGAATTGGATGTTAAAGGTGACCAAACAAATACAGGTAGTGTAAACATATTAGGTATATTAAATCTTACAGGTGACCAAACAATATCAGGTAGTTTAATAACAAATACATTAAACGATGGTTTAATTAAAATAAATACAACAACTCAAAATTCAAGTTCTTTATCGGTACCATTTGGTTATATTTCAGCATCAGCAGCAATATCACAATCAAATTTAGTATTTGGTACATCGACTGGCACTGCTGGTAATGGTCAATTAGGTAATACTCAAACAGGTTCAATTGTAATATCAGGTTCAAATAATATTCTTTTATCTGGTGGTAATAGAACAAGTACACTAGCACAAGGAACATATGGATATATTGGTGGTAGTACTAATATTGTTAGTACACTTCCAACTATTACTACATCATCTATTCTTAGACCATCAGTATCAAATAATAATTTAAATAGTTTAGTATCCTTTGCATTTACAACAAGTTCATTAGCCGCACCAACATTTGCCAATAATAATGTTATTGGTGGGGTAAATATAAATCATCAAAGTGGTTCAATAAATTATTCACAAAATATAAATGTTGGTACAGTTACATCAAATGCAAACAATATTGCATTACCATTTTTACCATCAATGCAACAAAACTATTTTGGTGCTGCAGCATTAACATTAAATCATACTAGTTCATCAATAACAGCAACAAGTAATATTATAGGTGGTGCATCATTTACTGTTACTAACTTAGTATCAAGTTCAGTATCTACAACTAATAATGGTTTATCATTTAATAATAACCTTATAATTGGTCAAGCAAATGGTGTTTGGGTTTCAGGTTCAAATACTACAAATAGAAGGTCAGTAATTTCAAATATTATTGGTGGGCACACAACAGCAGTATCTTCATCTCAAGTAGGTGCTGATACACATTTAGTTTCATCAATTGTATTTGGTCAGAACTTAATTGTATCTGCATCACACGCAAATGGCGTTGGAGGTTCAACATTTGTTGGTAGATATAATGATGCTAGCACATTAAATGATTCACAACAAATAGTATTTGCTGTAGGTACAGGTACCGCAGTTGGTACAAGAAGAACAGGTTTATATGTAACATCAGGTTCATTGGTTGGTGTATCAGGGTCATTACAAGTAATTGGTAATACAACAATGACTGGTTCATTAAGTGTTAGTGCAGGTATTACAGGTTCTTTAGAAGGTACCGCATCTTATGCAACACAAGCATTAACTGCATCATTTGCATTGAATACTGCAGCAGCTTCCATAAATACAGGTTCATTTGCCACAACTGGTTCAAACATATTCGTAGGTAACCAAACATTAACAGGTTCATTTAATCAAACAGGTTCAATGAATGTTATTGGTAACCCTTCTAATCCAGGTGCAACTATTGCAAGATTTGGTGACCCAACTTATGGTGTTGTTGATATTACAGGTAATGGACAATTAACTGCAACTAATCAAATTGGATTAACAAGTATTGTGAATTGGAACACTGGTGGTGCTACTAACATTACTATAAATAATGAAAGAAATGCAATATATCTTCTACCAAAAACCGCAACAGGTAGTGTTATTATAGGTAAAAATCAATCAAGTATAATTGAAATTACTGGTTCATTATTATCACCATCTATTACAGGTTCTTTAGAGGGTACAGCATCTTACGCTACAATGGCATTAACTGCATCATTCGCATTGAATGGTGGTGGTGGAGGTGGTTCTACATTCCCTTTCACTGGTAGTGCAATTATATCAGGTTCATTAGAAGTAATTGGTGGTACAACAATTACAGGTTCACTTATATTGAGTGGTTCCGCAGACCCTGAGTTAAGAGTAATTGGTAATACAATATTAACAGGTTCAGTACAAGGTAATGTAAACGCATTATCAATTACATCTCAAACTGCATCACTTAACTTAAACGATGGTAACTTCTTTACACTTCAACTAGTGTCAGGTTCAGCAACCCATATCAATCCATCTAATATTAAACCAGGTCAAACTGTTAACATTAGATTAAACACAACAGGTTCAGGAACGGTTAACTTCCCTTCATCTGTTAAACAAATAAGTGGTTCATCATATGTTCCAACTACAACAACAAGTGTAGACATAATAACATTGGTTAGTTTTGATAGCTCAAGTCTATTCCTTGCAAACGTTAAAAATTTAGTATAATATGAATTTTGCTCCATTTGCATTTCAAAACTCAGCACCCGTAGCAGGTATTGTAACAACTAACTTGGTATTAAATTATGATGCTGGAAATACATCATCATATCCTGGTACAGGCACTACTTGGAGCAACTTACAACCAACAAGTATAAATTCTACATTAACTAATGGTCCAACCTTTAGTACAAATAATGGAGGAACTATTGTATTTGATGGTACCAACGATTTTACAACAGCAGCAAACAACGCAATATTTGATTTTGGTAGTGGTGATTTTACTTTGGAGGCTTGGGTTAAGATAAACGGTAATTCAGGTTTAAATAATAGTGGAGTAAGGGATGCAACAATATTAAGTTGTTTTACAACTAGTGGTGCGGTTCCTAACGCTTGGAATTTACAATTTGATGCAAGCTCAACCACAACTGGTACAGGATTAAGACTACAAAAATATGCTAGTAGTGTTGTACAAGATATACAAGTATCTTTTACATTTACACAAGGTGTATTTTATCAAGTAGGTGTTACACGTCGTGGTGCAACAACAAGATTGTTTATTAATGGAACTGAATATACTCCTGGAATAAATTTATCAGGTAACGTTAATAGTGGTGGTAACGCATTTAAAATTAGTACATTAGGATACGCTGGATATTTACATTATTTAAATGGAACCGTTGGTATCGTTAGAATTTATAAAGGAACAGGATTAACCGCCGCAGAAATAACACAGAACTACAACGCAAACAGTAATAGAATATGATGAATGAAAATTTAAGATACGTAATATTTAATTACGCAGAAGTAGACAAAATTGACTTTAATGAAGTTTTTGAAACATCAATTGAAACACTTAGATTAACTGAAGACAGTTTAAGAACATTTGTAAAATGGATTGGTGATGAACCAAGTTGTATTTCAAACCTAACTTCAAAAAGTATTATATATAATAATGAAGAGATGTTGGATATATTAGATCAACCTGAATGGGTTGGTAATGAACCAATAAGCGGAACAACAATTAACTAATGGATTTAGAAAAGATAGCACCTATTATTGAGACCATAATGAAAAAAACGTTGGAACAAAAACGTTATCCATTTGGTTTTGCCAAGTTCAAAGGAGTTGGTAATAAAGTTGCGTCTGGTAAGTTAAGAGATAGTATAACAGTAGTTACCAAAAAGGTAAATGAGGATGAAACTGTTATTCAGGTAATATCTGAGGAATATGCACAATGGGTGCAATCAGGAAGATTGCCAGGAAAGAAAGGTGTACCTGTTAGTGCAATAGAACAATGGATTAAGGAAAGAGGATTGACAGGAAGAGATAAGAAAGGAAAATTTATAAAAAGAAGAAGTTTTGCATTTGCAATACAAAATAACATAAAAAAATTCGGAATAAGACCATCAAACTTTTTGGATGTGGCATTAGAAATGATAGCTGACGACCCAAAGATTATGGATTTAATTGGTGATGAGGCTTATGACGATTTAATTAACTTAATAGAAGGAATATAATATGCCAACGCCAATATTTGGATACCCCAACCTATACGCAAATAACTTAAACAGCACTTCCCAAATAAGAAGAAGTACAGATATGGTTTATCAAAGAGGAGGTACATACGAGATTGTTTTAACAGGAGATACATATGAATCATCTATAGAAATGGATGTAGATTTATATGCTAATGGAGATAAGGTAGGTAGAATGTCATTGGTACCTTATTCAACAACACAATCAGGTTTAACATATACCTATAAGTTTAACTTAAGACCATATAGTTATTTATCAAATTATGTTCAATCACAGCATTATGAAAATTATATATTAAATGATTTTTATAATACAACATTAAACATTAATTACAATAACCCTTATCCAAATATTGTACAAGCCAATTATAAATTTGGATGGAGATATGTTAATGCATCAGGTGCAACTGAAACAGAATATACAACATCACCATTTAGAGAATATAATCATTATACTGATATATATTTTTGTCCATCAGAAACATCATTTATACCATCAGGATTTACAAATACAGGTGATAAGTTTGATTATGTTGGTGGGTCATTTCAAATGGGAGTTGATAAATTTTATCTTCCAAACTTTGACCAAGAATTGGGTACAACAATTGGAACTGGTTTAACAATATCACCAGCTGAACTACCAAGAAGATATTCACCAATGTCACAGTATTTGATGGATTATCCAACGATACCAGAACCATCAGAAACAGCTAGATTTTTAACTGATGCACCACGTATCCAATATGTACAATCTGACGATAATTATGTACTTTATTATTTAAACGGACAAACAGGAGATAGACAAGTGATAGAAGCTGATTATGCGGTAATTGAATTTTTTGATGAAAGTAATACAGAAATAGATTATTATGCACAACAATTAAATTTTGTTGGTACAAATTATGCATCACCAACTGGTTATACAGATACTTTACAACCATTTGCATTACCGTGTGGTCCAACTGATTTAACAAATATTATTTCTTCATCTATTGATTGGGATACAGTTGCATATTATACAGTTCAATTATTCTATTCATATCCAACAAATAGTGAATTAAGAAGTAGTGTAGGACCAATAGGTCCCGTATCAGAACAATTCTATTTTTATCTGTATGATAATTGTAAACCTGAGAACACAAGATTGGCGTTTTTAAATGCACGTGGTGGATATGATTATTTCACATTCACATCATTCAGACAAGACACCAAAAAGATTAAATCTCAGACTTTTGATAGTAGGTATTACTCCACTAGTTTGGCGTCACCAGATAGAGACTATGGACGTTCTGTGAAGACATTTGCAACGGATGTGGACCAAGAGATAGTATTGGAATCTGATTATCTATCTGTTTCGGTAGGTAATTGGTTAGAACAATTGTTTTATTCACCTCAAGTTTATGAGATGAAACAAGATTATCAATCACCAATTGATACTCAAAATATTGCATTTAAAGATATGAGACCACTTCAAATATTATCAACTGAGGTTCAGACAATTACGAAAAAACACCAAAAGTTAAATAAATATAGAATAACATTAAAGACGGCGGATACATTCTTTGTAAATAGAGGATTCTAATATATGGCAACACAACAACAAACAGTTTTAAGGGTTCAATTTGATAATGTTAATACCACTACAGGTATAACCGAATATGAGTTTTTAGATTTATATGGCGACATTCCAATTAAGATTAGTAAATCATTTGCGGAACTTCAAGATATATCTAAACGTAATTCTGATTATTCTATTGGATTACAATTACCTGGTTCAAAAAAGAACAACAGATTCTTTGAAAACTTCTTTGAAGTAGATACAAAATCACTTTATTTCAATGCAACCAAAAGGGTCCCTTGTCAAGTATTATTGGATGATGAATCTTATTTTACAGGTTATATGAGGTTAAATAAAACTTCTGTAATGGAATCAAAGGTTGAATATGATGTAACATTATATTCTTCAATAGGAGATTTGTTTGGTAATATAGGTAATAATTTATTAAATGAATTAAATTTTAATGATACAGAATATACATTTAATCATTTTTTTGATCAATATACAGTAACCGATTCTTTTAATCTAAGTATATTTGCAATAGATTCAGAAAATCCACTTACATATTTTTATCCAATTGTTCATAATGGTTATGAATATTCAGGAGATACAGTTAATTTAAGTGGTGTAACAGTACAAGACCAAACAAGACTTTATACAACATCGGGACCAATAAGTGGTTATACAACACCAGCTGCGGCTTTCGCTGCAGGGGTTAAACAATATAGAATTAATTCACCAAATCAAGGTATATTAGATAATCAATTAAAACCTGCATTAAACATATATAGCCTTATTCAATTAATGTTTAAAACTTATGGATATACAATAAAATCAGATTTTTTTAATACTCCTTGGTTTAAGGCTTTATATATGTATGGATATTTTAGTTCAGATAGAACTAAATTTGGTTATAATATGCCATCAATAGATGTATTACCATTAGAAGGTGTACAAGTTATTTTAGTTGAAACATTTGTTGATTTAAGTGAATATCCTTGTGGAACACAATATATTAGAACAGATAGAACATATACAATTTACGTAGTTAAATCAAATTCAGGGATTCCTTGTTATTGTTCAGAAGATATTAATCTTGTATTAGATTTTATATTATATCCTTGTTATGGTGGTGCAAGTAATTATACAGTTAATTTAAATATTCCAGCCAATTCAACAGGAACAACATACAGTTGGGTTTCTAATCAATATGTTGATTGTGGTTCTGGTTGTCCTTTTAGTTTAGAATATGTTGTAAATCTTGGATTAAATACTGCAGCATCAAATGTATCAGAATCTTCTGAGGGACTTGCATATTTACCAATTCCAGCTGGAACATTTGTCACATATCAAGATGGTGATACAGTTGATTTTAGTTTAGTTATAAGTGATACAATAAAACAAATTGATTTACTTAGTTCAATTGCTAAGAAGTTTAATCTAGTATTTGTTCCTGACCCTGAAAATAAAAATCAAATCATTATAGAACCATATAACTATTATATTGGTACAGGTGATATTCACGATTGGTCAGATAAAATATCTTGGGATAAAGGATTTACCGTAGAACCAGCATTAAATTATATTGAATCTCAATTAACATTGACAGATCAAGAAGATGGTGACTATGGTAATCAAGAATTTAAAGCTAGAAATAATAGAATATACGGACAGAATATTGTTTATAACCCAACAGATTTTAAATCACAGGAAAAGAAAATTGATACAATATTTTCACCTGAATTGATTAGAACTTGGGATGAGAACATTTCATTACCCTTAGGTATTAACTACGCTGGTTCAAGTCAAACAGTTGCTAGTGGTGGTTCAGAAAGTCTTGCCTATATATACAAAGGTCTTAAAACAAAACCAAAGTTAATGTTTTGGTTGGGTGGATTTAATCCATTCTTAGATATTGTTGGTGAAGCATTCCCTTATTCAGGTGCTAGTGCATTTCCAACATATAATATATATGTTTCTGATTCTGATGCAAATGTAAGTGGTAGATTTGAATATATACCTATTATTAGTCATACAATGCCAATTGGTAATCCTGACTCAAATAAAATAAACAATGATAGTTTATGTAACTTATTTAATTCAGAAGAACCTATATCAATCGGTACAACAACAGCATATAATGCTTATACAGAAAATGATATATATTCTGTATTTTATCAAAATAGAATAAATAATTTATATAACCCAAATACAAGATTTTTAAGTGGTTATTTTAATTTAAAATATAATGATGTAAAGAATCTTAAAGCAAACGATTTAATTAAGATTAACGAACAATACTTTACTTGGAATAAGATTGATGGATTTAATTTAACCAATCCTGAACTATCTAAAGTAGAATTAATTCAAGCGAATAATAACCCATCAGAATATCCAACAAGATATTTTGCTTATTATTATTGTGATAATCCATCGCTTTGTTATAAATTTAAAACAGATTTTACTAATCCAAATTTAAGAGATACAAACTATTTTTGGAGTGTATTATATGATTATTATGTGGGTATATTGGGTGGAAATGTAAGTGGTTTTACCAGTTCATTTGCTGATATACAAAACTCTACTTTAAAGTATATTCCATATTTTATGTATGAAATTAGTAAAGATGATTATAATACTTCAACTTGTTTAAATTGGGATTGTGATACATTACATAACCATATATATTCATATATTAGTACTCAATCATTTAGTTATTTTATTCCTGGCTTTTGGTTTAGTTCAGGAATAAATGATTTACCACCAGCAGCAAATACAAAACAAGGTTTGAATGTTTATGCAAATTGTAGTGATTTTAATACTGCAAGAACAACATATGGTATTACAACAGGTAGTTCAATTTACTACGGTAGTAACTTATGTCCATCACCGACACCAACACCAACTATGACACCTACAAATACACCATATCCAACACCTACGCCAACAGTTACAACAACGGTTACACCTACACCTTCAGCATTACCTCCATATGTTACTACCGCTGGTGATTTTTATCAGTTTTTAGAACAAGATAGTGGTAAAGTTTTAGCAAATACTACAGTACAAGGATTAAGATTTAATTCAAATGGAGGATTTGATACTTCATTTGTTTCTGGTTCAACACCAACTGCGGGTGTAGTTGTTGATAAAATTTCAAGTACAAGTTATATATATGGTGTTGGTGGTATTAGTTGGAATGGAGTTTCAAGATTAGGAATGTTTATGACAGATCAAAACGGTAATATTGATGGTTCATTTACAAGTCTTGGGTTTTATAAAGGTGCTTCTACATATGGTGCAACACCATTCTATCAAAATTCTGTAAATAAAATTGTTGCAGGTGGTTTTTTTGAAAATTATAATGGCGTAACTCATAGAAAAATATGTAGATTAAATATGAATGGTACAGAAGATACTTCTTGGGTTGGTACTGGATTTCAAAGTGGTAATTACGCACCTGGATTTGTACAACAATCAGATGATAAAATACTTGCTTGGACTGATCGTTTGGCTGCAGATTTTAGTCAAGGTTCAAAAACATATAATGGTACACAAATATATTATCTTACTAGAATAAATGCAAATGGTTCAATTGATTCAACTTTTAATTCAAATATAGGTGTAGGTCCACAAACAACAGTTCCATTTTGGGACCCATCCATTACTAGC